GCCGAGCGCGCCCGTTCAGGCGCAACAGGTACAATGTTGCAATCCATGATCGACTCTCCAATAGTCGGTTGTGGTAGGCCGAGCTAGGGGTTGCCGCCCCTTCCTCGGCCGCTTTGTTTATGCGGCTCTGCTTCTTGCTATGGCCCTCCTTAGAGGCCTATGTAGTGGTTAGGCGCGCTTGGCCTTGAAGGCCAGCACGTTCGGTTCTGCAACGCGCAGCTGGTCGAGATAGTCCGACCAGGCCTGCATCATCTTTCGGCGTTCCGGCAGGTGGGTTGCCCGGTTATAAGCCCGCCCGAGCGGATCCTTCACGGCATGCGCCAACTGATGCTCGATGTAGTCCGGGCGGTAGCCAAGAACCTCGTCCAGCACGGTTCTAGCCATTGCTCGGAAGCCGTGGCCGACCATCGTGTCAGAGTCGAAGCCGAGATTTCGGAGCGCCGCGTTCATCGTGTTCTCGCTCATCGGCTTGAGCGCACTGCGCACGCCAGGGAAGACGAATTCGCTCCGCTTCGTATACGGGTAAAGCTCCTGCAGGACTTCAACGGCCTGGCCGGACAAAGGAACGATGTGCGGGGTTTTGGTCTTGCTGGTGACGTAGCGCCACTCGGCAGCATCCAGATTGATATCGGCCCATTTCGCTTGGCGCAGCTCGCCCGGACGCACGAACAGCATAGGGGCCAGCTTCAGCGCCGCCTGGGTGACTAACGCTCCCTGATAGCCCCACAGCGCGCGCAAGAGATCGCCGATGACGGCGGGGTCGGTCACGCTCGCAAAGTGCTTCGTTTGCGGCTGCTCGAGCGCGCCGGTCAGATCCTGCGCCGGATTCCTATCAGCACGACCGGTGGCGATGGCATAGCGGAAGATCCGGCCGGCATGGGCCCTGGCCCGATGGGCGGTCTCGACTACGCCTCTCTGTTCCAGCTTCCTGAGTGCAGCCAGCAGAACCGGAGCAGTAATGTCCCCGATAGGCAGATCCGCCAGTCCGGCCAGATCCTTCTCGATCAGCCGGCGCTCCCGCACGACCGACCCGGGAGACAGCCCCTCCTTAGTGCGTTTTGCCAGCAGCTCAAGGCCGATGGCACTGAAGGTGTTCGCGGACCGCTCGCCATGTGCGGCCTTCTCCACTCGAGCCACCTGGGCAGGATTTGCCCCGCCGCGCAGCAATGAGCGCAGACGGTCGCGCTCGACGCGAGCAGCCTGCAGCGACATTGAGGGGTACTCATCAAGCGTGACGATGCTGGCCTTGCCCAAGTAGCGATAGCGGTAACGCCAGACCTTGGCTCCCGATGGGCGCACTTCGATGCACAAGCCGTTGGCATCAGCCACACGGAAGGGGCTGGCCTTCGGCTTGAGCGAGCGCAACTTGGTGTCGGTCAGCATGTGAGTCGAGCGCCTGTGAGTCGTCTAGGGGCGTCTAGCCCGCTGACACACAGCCTGACTCACTTTTTTCGTGGATGCAAGTGGATGCCACTGGACACCGCTGGACGCCAAACCCGCTACAAATCCAGCATCACTAGGCTTCGCAAGACGTCCTTGGACTCCGATGGACGTCAATGTGGTGGGCCCACCAGGATTCGAACCTGGAACCAAGGGATTATGAGTCCCCTGCTCTTACCGTTGAGCTATAGGCCCTGCGCAGCGCCACAGTGTAGTTGAGCGCGCCCCTGGCCCGCTACTCAGGCCTCAACAGCCAGTGCCCTGGCGACCTGCTCCAGCCGCACCTCGGCAATCTCCGCGAAGTGCTGCATCTGCCGCAGATGCGCCTGGAACAGGGCGACAGTCCGCCTCGCCCCTTCCAGTCCCGGGTGGTTGCTGCCAGCAAAGCCTTCAACCAGTCCCGCACCCGGGAGCGTCAGCAGCGCATACGTCGTGCGCCGGGCGAAGCCAAGCCGGTCTTCGCGCTCGTCCTGCAGCACCTCATCCCAGTCCAGCAGCGGCGGGAAATCGACTCGCGGGGAATCGGGCCTGTCGTTCTCTACATCGTTCATGGCGTAGCTCCAGATACATGACGAACCAGAGCAGCAGGCCGCACGCGATGTCCTTGGCCTGCTGCGCGTCTGCATCGGTGCCGGTGATGTCCGGCCCGCCTACGTGATGTGTTGAGCATCTGCCCGGCCAGCCTGCGGTCACTGCAGGAACAATTCAAACGGCATATGCGACACCGGTCGAAATCACCCGAACCGCGCCCCCATCGCCCTCACCCGCTCGGCATTCACCCGCGCCAGCGCGCGCAATCCTTCCGCCCCCACCCGCGCATCCCCCGCAACGCGCTCCCAGAACTCGCTCGCCAGCGGCGCCGCCCAGCGCAGATGTTCCAGCTCACCGCTCTCCTGCGGCGCTACCGCGTCCAACGGCGCATCCTGCCGCAGCACACCCAGCCGCGACGGTGCCAGCGACATCGGCAACATGTCGTAGGCCGGCGCCAGCGGCAACGGACCGCGATCAACGAGGCGGAAACCGATGTTGCCCTGGTGCATGTCGCTGTTGCCGATCAACCGGCCAAACGCATGCAGCCGCGCCATCGCCTGCACGGTATCTGCAGACAACCAGCCCAGTGCCTGCAGCTGCGCACCCGCACGCGGCCACTCCGCAGTCGCTTCACCGGTAAACGCAGCCGACAGCGACAGCAGCGAAACAAAGCCCCGGCGCCCCAGCACATCGGCGCTGCGGTCGAAGCGCGTCACTTCCAGGAAGGTATGCGTGGGCGTCTGCAGCAACTCACCGCTGGCGGCATCCACACCAGCGGCGCGCAGGGTTTCCAGCGCCAGGTGTTCACACACCAGCAGATCGGCCCAGCGCTGCGCGGCCTCGCCACTATCGGGCTGGGCAAACTTCACGATCACCGCGCGGCGTCCGCCCTCACTTTCCACCGTGGCGGTGAACTTGGGCTGCTCACCCCCAGGCGAGGAACCCACGTCTTCGCCGGCCAGCGCGGCACGCGCACGGTGCGGGTACTGCTGCGCCCGGTCGCGGGCAGCCACGCGGTCAGGTGGCGCATCCAACGCGGCCAGAGCCGCTTGTACGGCCTCGCCGCCCAGCAGCAGATCGCCCGTCTCGGTTCCACCGCCATGCACCAGCGCCACCAGTACGTCGTCGCGCTGCCAGCGGGTCAGATCAGAAGGCAGTCCAAGCCCACGCGCGCGGCCATGCGCGAAGCTGCGGCCAAGGAAGCCCTGCGGGCGCAGGTCGTCGAGGTACCACGGCAGACCCGGATAGAAGCCAGCGATGGCGCCGTCCGGTGCGC